AACATTATTTAAATATCCTTATTGAAGCAACATCAATTCTTAACTTCTTTTCTATATCATTAAATGAACTTGAAATAGAACCCTCATTGCGACTTAATAGTCCCTCTGAACCTCTTGCATTATATTCAGATATAACGGCTTTTTTTATGTATGGAAATAATTTATTATCAGTTTCTTTGCGATTAGAAGCATCACAGGCAATAGAAGTCATATCTGCTATGATGTCTTGTATTATATTATCTGTATCTTCAATATAATTTGCTCCTAATCTTTGTTTTATTTGTTCTAACATCTATTGCCTTCCTTTCTACTATCCTCTTGAAATTATTCTTGCAATTGGAATAGCTTTGTGATTTATATAACTTCTATCTTCTTCTGATTCTTCACCAGAATTTACTAAATCCCAGTTAGAACCATTTTCAAGTTCTTTATCTGTTGGTGATAATGAAGCTTGAGATTTCTTTTCGTATGAAATTCCAAATGGTGCAAATACTTTTCTTTGTCTGATATATAAAGTATCTTGTCCACCATTTTTTGATGGATTTCTATCCATTTCATATGGTACTTTTACTCCTACATCTTCAAAATCAATAGCGCCTATACCTAACACATAAGTTGTATATTCTGTATGCGCTTCGTCTGATAATTCGTAATAATCTCCAATGCTTCCTTCAACTGGATTAGAAACTACTGTATATTTTGTACTTGATTTTGTATAATATGTTTTTCCTGTTACTATAGCTTTATCAGTTGTTTTTACATATGTTGCTTCAACTTCTTTTGTTGGCATATCATCATCAATTATTACTAATTTTCCATTCCATGTACCTAAATCTAGTTCTCTTGTTATACCATCTTTATCAGTATATTTTAAGTGTTCTAATAAATTTAAGTTTTCAATGTTTGTTGCAACATCTGAGTGCATAAATACTAATGCGAATTTCTTTTTATTTGCTCCACATGCTTTATTTGTTGCTGTATTTAATGTTGTTGCTTGAATATTTCCTTTTACTTCTGTTGTATGTTTGTTAACAAATTCTAAATTTTTAGCACCTGTCATTGAGAATATACCTTTTAATACCGCTAATATTGTATCTTGGTCTAATCCATCTTTATAATCCGCTATTTGTTCAGCAACATTTTGCATAAAGTCCTTTCCACCTGTTACATCATAAGAAAAGTCTTTTTCTACAAATCCTTTTGCTCTACCAACAACTACAACACCTCTTTCAAATGTTTTGGTTGATGTTGCTGTTATATCTGTTTGTCCATCATAATTTACTGCATCGCCTTCTAATAGTCCACGCATAGCAATTCTTGCATATGCTGTACCATCTTCATCTGCAAATACTTTTCTAATATCTTCATTTCCTGTTAAAGCTCTTGATTTCTTTAACTCGTTTGTTTTTAAATTTGGTATTCTATCTACTGAATACTTAAATGCTTTTTCATTAAAACTTTTTGAATCAAATTTTCCCATTTTTTATTACCTTCCTTTTTATAAATTTACTTCTGGGTGTTTATTTAGATATTCTGCCAATTCTGTATAACTCATTTGGCTTATATCTTTTTGAGTTACCCTTTCTCCTGTTTGTGGTGCTGGTTCTTTAGAATACTCATTTATTGCTTTTTCTCTATCTGCTTTTGATACTTTTTCAAATATATCTAATTTTGAATTGATACTTTCAGCAGTTTCTCTTGAAAAATCAATAGTTTCTATGTATCCTAATGAGATACCTCTTTGACTTGCTTGACGAATTGTTTCGTCTTTTAGTCTATAAGCATTTAGTTCATTTTCAGCTTTATTTGCTCTAGCTCTTTCTTGTTCCAATTCATAAGATTTCTTTTGGTCTTCGTCCATTTTTGCAAGTTTATCAGCTTCTGCTTTTTTAGCTTCCATTTCTTCTAAAATTGCTTGTCTTTCTTTTTGCTTTTCAGCATTAATCATTTTGTTTACTTCATCTCTTGTAAAAGTTTTTTCTTTATTTTCTTCTACGTTTGATGTTTCAACTTTTTCTACACTCTCGGCAGTAGATTCCATATTTGTTTTTACTTCTTCATTACCTTCCATAACGAATTTCCTCCTTAACTTTTACGGTTGTTATAACCAAACTATTTTGACTTTTTACGGAAGTCTAACCAAACAAAAATAGACAGTTTAAAGCCATATCTAGGGCATAAAAATAAGAGCTAGTCGACTTAGCTCTTGATTTATAATTATAAAATGTTAATAACTTATTTATTTTTTTCTTTAACATTAAGATATATTGCATATCCTATTATTCCTGTTAATTCTGTTAATATTGTGGCTATTACTCCACATAAAAATGGATTTATATACATATTTTCCACCTTCTTTCCATAATAAAAGCACCTACTTTTTAAAGTAAGTGCTAAAATTTAATTTTCATTTTTTCTTTGTAATATTTTTCCCATTCTTCATATTGTTCTATGATTTCTTTAGGTGTATTTTCTTTCCATTTCCAAGGATTTTTTTCTCCTAATGTATCTATTTGCCAATCTGTCCAAGGGTGTTCCATAGGTATCATATTAAATCATTCCTTTCATAACTTCTATTATTTTTTTGCTTAATAATGAAGCATTTTGTTTATTAGCATAATAATCCGCAAATGCTTCTGCAATAATTTCTTGTCCTCTTTCTTTATATGCATATCCTGAAATATTTCTTATTAATAAGTCTTTTTCTTTTATATCATTTACACCTATTTTATTCAAGGCTTTATTTAATATTTTATTTACTGTTATATTATTTTCGCTATCAAAAACTATTGCATTATTATTGTTATGATTTAATTTTTTTATTATTTCTGTTACTGCTATATGCCCTGTTTCATGTATTGACATATCTTTATAAGTTGTGTTATTAGGATGAAAATGTTTCTTAACATCCTTTTCATATAATTGTCTTGGTACTTTATCGTTGTAAAATTTATTTTTATTTATATACAATATATATGTTCCATCTTTTTGTAATTCTACTGCTAGTCCACCATTTGGATGGTCTATTTCTTTTATTTCTTTAATTTTTCCTCTTATATTTGGAAAATCATCATATACTCTGTTCATATTGTTTAATAGTTCTTTTAAAACCTCTTTATCTATATGCCTTGTATTCATTTTTTTAATATTGTATTTTTCTTTTATATCTTTTTCAAATTTTGTATCAAATATATTAAATTGTTTCTCTGTTTCTAACTCAATATGCTCATTATTAGAATTATACACAATTGTACTTCTACAATAGTGAAAGTGATGTTGTATAGGTGGTAAATTTAATCCTAATGCCAATCCATTACATCTAATTCTTTGTATTGTTAGCTCTTTTTGTGTTTCACCATAATATCTATCAAATACATTTTCTTTGTTAATATAAAATTCTTGATTATTTAAACTATCACACATCAATGTAGTTTTATCATCTTCTACTGCTATAAATCTAACTTTCGAATTATCTTCTGCTACTTCTTTTATTCCTTCTACTTTTGCCAGATTATTTAATCCAATCATTTGTAAATCTAATGCACCTGATATTTTATTGCCATTAATATTAAGTCTTTGGTTATTTTGCCTATTTATTATTGTTTGAAACTCACTAGAATCAATTTCTAGGTCTTTTTGTTGTTGCATATTTAAAATTACTTGTTTGTATATTTGTTGTGTATTATATTGCATTGTTGCTTCAATGTATTGTTTCCAAGTTAGTCCGACTGTAATTAGGTTGTTCTAATAATGCAAGAAATAAAGCCATCGTTAATATTGATGGCTTTTTCTTCTTATCTACTTCTTTTTGTCCGTTCTTCATAGTAATAATTTGCATCTTCATACATTATTTGTTTTTCTTGTTCTTCTAATTTGCTTTGTTCTTCTATATATGCACTATAAATAAGCAATTCTAATATTTCACTATTTTTTACTCTTGTTCTTCTATAAATATTTTTTGCTAATACAGTAAAGTAATTATTATTTTTTAATAGTCCTTGTTCTTTCCACTGTTCTATATATGTATTTATTCTTTTTTTAGCCTTATTATCTGCAATATTATAGATGTTTTCTGTTGTAAAATTAAATGTATCAAATAGTTCTTGCAGTCTGTTTTGAGTTTGTTTTGATGTCTTGTTGTATAATTGTTTTAATTCTTGCATTTTTGTATCGTGATAATTCCATATATTCATTTTTATACCTTCCATATTAAACAAATAAACATGCCAAGCAAAATATATATAAATCTTGACATGTTTATATTTGTAATTTCTTGTATGAATGCTTCTATTATTCCTGCTGCAAAAGATAATAATGCTATACACATAATTTTTATTAATACCATGTCATTACTCCTTTTTTATTTGTTTATTAATTATTTTAGTTTGTTCTTTTTTATTATCTGCTGTTAGTTTTTGTGCTTTTTGTGTGTCTGTTAAGTCTGGCACTTTATCATCTTGTTTATCTTCTTTATTGTCTTGTTCAACTCCTGCTTGTCCCATCATTCGCATTTGTTCTAAATTCTTCTGAATGTTTTCTTCATTTTGTAAATCCATCTTTGCTAATTCACTTGTGCTGTCTAAATCAAGTCCTAATAAGTTTATAACTGTATCATCACTGACTAATCCTCTTATTTTCATTGCGTTTGTAATTGTTGTTGCAGTGTCAGAAGGTAAGTTTCTATTTAGTTTTACTTCTATGTCTCTAAAGTCATATGTCTTGCTCTTATCTTTGTTGAATTTTTCTAATATAATTCTCCATCTTCTTGTTAATCCTTCAAGAAAATCCCCTTCAAATGTTGCTATGTATTGTTGTAAACCAAAGAATTTCTTTTCAAGTGCTGCATTGTTGTCTGCTTGAGTAAAACCTAAATCAGTCATATTAGGGCAGAATGAGCATAAACAAATAATATCCATTAATGTTTTTTTATGGTTCTGTAATGCTGTATCATTTACATTCTTTTCAACCCACCATAAGTTGCTATCAACTTCTCTATTTCCATCTAAGTATCTGACTCTACTTGTTAATACATACTCATCTTCTTTTTGTCTTGCAGGATTTATGATATCCTCACCTTTCTCGTTTTGTATAATCATTGGATTTTCTGGTGTATATCCTTTTACTGCTAATATTGCTTCATCGTTATATTTAAATACATTTCTTGAGTTTTGAATACATCTTTCATATGCTTTTATTAAACTTATTGCAGGTTCAAATATCGCCATTCCATCACAATTTTCTATTGCAGTTGCTGGTATATCATCGTCCCACATTCTTGGTTTCTTTTCTTCTTTGTTTTCTTTAAATAGTGGTTCATCTTCAAATTGTTGTTCATATGCTGGCGTACCAAATATTTTTCTCTTTTCTGGTGTATCATAATAATACCTTTTTCCATCTGTGGTTGTTAGTTCTATTATTTGTTGATATTCACCATTCGCCATATATGTACGAATTATTCTATATATACCTATTAATTTTTTAGGTAATGAATAATCCCATATTGCAACTGTTTCCAGTGCATCACTTCTTGTTATTGTTATCTCTCCTGTTTTCTTGTCTTTATAATATATTTCATAACATGCTCTTTTTACTAAATAATCTAATACCATATGTAAGAAATGTGAACCATCGTTGTTATAATCAACTATATGTTTTATTAATTCTTCTATTTCTTTAATTTCTTGTTCATCATTAGTTTCGTGATTAAATAGTTCTTTGATTATTTTGTCTTTATCTTTATTAAAAGCTTTTACTTTATAAGTTGGTGCTTTTCCTCCAAAATAACCTGCTGACATTATTGATATATATCTTTCTAGTGGTACTTTTATATCCTCATCATCTAAACTTGCTAATTCTTCATCTGTTAGTTTTCTTCTGAACTTCTCATACAATTCTTTTCTTATATCTAATTCTTCTTGTGCTTTAAAATATATATCTGTTATACTTCTTTCTTCTGCTAATTTTTCTTTGCTATATCTTAACATCTTTTCCTCCTATTAAAAAAACACCTACTTAGTAGATGTTACATCTTTATAAATGACTTATTAGTCATTTCCATATTTGTATTTTTAGGTTTTGGATTTTCATATACACCTGTCAAGCAGTCCTCAGCATCATCATGTTCATTCTTTCCAGTTCTTACATAATGTTTTAAATGTTTTGCAAATTCTGGCCATTTATCTTCCCAATTTATAGGAAAATATATATTATTCATTACTCCTGTTGAATTACTTAATATTCTTGCAACTTTGTTTTCTCCTTGATGAAACCATCTAACATTTGTATGTCTGTTTCCTATTTTTCTTAAATTTGTTATTACATTTCTTGCAAATCCTCTACCACCATTATTACTTTCTATATTAGCATTTCCAACATTGTCTTTTGTTAACATCTCTGCAACTGCTGGCTCTGTTACTTCCATTGCATCTTGTGTATAGATTACACTTAATACGTAATATTCTTCATTGTACATTTGATAATTTATTGAGCATAAATAATCATCACCTTCATCTGCAGTATCTGTATAATTCATAATATAATGTGCTGGTGGTAATTTTTCATAAGTTTTAAATGTTGTGTATAATCTATTTTTTACATCTATTGGTTCTTGTTGATAGTTAGCATATATAATGTCTTTATTCATATTTTTAGTTTTTAATTTATAGTCTTCTTTGTTTAATATTGCCTCACACAACATTGAGCCATCTTCTTGAACTGCTTTATAGTTTATATGTCTCACATTGTCATAGTTTTCTAATATATAACCTGCTAAGTCATTACTAGACCATCTGGTCATGATAATAATTAACTTGAATCCTGTTTCTGTTCTTGATAACATTGTATTGTTAAACCAGTCTATTTGTTTTTGTAAAATATTTTCGTTGTATGCCTCTTCAACATTCTTTATTAAGTCATCTATTATCATTAAAGTACATCCGAAACCAGTCGCAGTTCCTTTAGGTGATGTTGCTAAATAATTTGCTTGACCACTTCCATCTAA